GCCTCTCCAACATTTATCTTACCTCCACATATGTGACATAACCCGCCCCTTGTTTGAAATAGGGCCACCCGTTTCTTCGTCGATATTGACGCTCTCTTTACCACGGCCTTTGATGCTCTCTGCCATGATGCTCTGTACACAACCATTGAACTTCTAATGGTTTTGTATAATCGTTATGATGCGCTTGAACTTTTTGTTTTCCGCATATTTCACACGGCTTTCTTGTTAATTTTCCAGAACGCAATGCCGACCAAACCATAATATGAGCCTTTCTTTTTTCAGGATTTCTTTTAATCCAATTAAGTTTACTTTCTGTAACTTTTTCTGGGTTTTTTAACGCCCAATTTTTTAAACTTAATTGATTTTTTAATTTTCTTTCCGAATTGGTATGATACCTTCGTCTGTCATATTCCCTGACGTGAGGTTTTTTACTCCGTTCACGTGCATATAATTTTACGCATTCAATGCATTTGTTAAGATAGCCATCTTTCATTCTTTCTTTTTTATAAAAATGAAGATGCAAATCTTTAGTTTCATTGCACCATTTACACGTTTTCTTTAATTCCATTTTATCCCCCGCAAATCAGATTCTTTGCAGAGGATAGTTAAAATGGATTTAGTCGTCAACCCTCACCAAGGTAAATCTGAATCTAATGCGTTTTTAACGGAGGACGTTGGCTTAGGGGCAGGACGTGGCGCGTTAGAGAATGAACTCTTTGCCTCTGGCGGCTTCACTTCATCACCCATCCGTCCAGATATGAATGTATTGCCGTTTTTGGAAGTTTTGTTCCATAACGCAATCTCATAATCCTTGCCTTCAATATGGATTGAACCCCGCCAATCAGGCTGAGTGTCTTTAGTTTTACGGTCATTGGCGAACAATGTTACGTCGCCATGCTTCTTTTCCCATGCCATTTAATTACTCCATGCATCTACAATGTTGAAACCAAGCATCTTCTCCACCTCATGCAGAAGTTCATACTGGTTTATTTCTGGTATCACTTCTTCCGAAATTACATCCAAGGCGTTCTCAAAGAATTTACGGAACTCTTCCTGATCCATAGCATTAAAACTAATGGACTTCGCAACCCACCAAACTTTATCGTCATGGAACCTTACCTCTTCCACATACCCAAGGCGTATCTTCAACCAAAGTAGTAGTTGCTCCGGCCTACGATATGTATCGTGGTTCTCACAAATCTTCTGGATCAGCGCCCAGAAGAACCTATGTTGCTTGCTACTACGGGGGCGGCTTATCGTAACGGATAAGTCTTTCCCCGTAGGGAACTCCAACAAAGCACCTTCGTCCGCTAAGGAGCAAGGTTCCAATTTGCTCCCATTACGGCGGACATAAATGACTTCAGCCATTGCCTTTCAGTTCGTCCCTGCGTGACTTGTAATAGTCTTGCAATTCCTTGCGATGTGTAGGGAGAAGCATTGCGATCTTATCTTTGTTCTCCGTAGCCCAGTCAGATAATTGTTGACCGTCTTCGCACATTTCCATAGCACCTTTGATGACGCCCATTAACTTTTCACTGTCCGCTGGGGTAAGGCCGGGTTCCATTTGTTTTGGCGCTACCTTGCCCTTTACGGGAGTTGTTTCAGCCGCCTGAGCAGCGTTACCGTCATCATCGTCTTCACCCGCGACACCTACCAAGCCAAACAGGGCATAACGGCGGGCGTAGGTCATTGCGGAACCCATTTCTTGTGGACGTCCAAAACCACCAACTGGATAATCTGACTCAAGCCATTGTCCACTTTTATGAACGATACGGGTGTTAAGGATTATTGTACTATCCACTACGGACGTGCCTTGGATGAACGCTAACCCATGCTTTGCGTAGCATTCACGGATTGCATCCAGCCCGTCAGAAAGGTCCACATAGCGGGATTTAAAGTGCGGGTTGATCTTGTTCTTAGGCGGGTTCTTCAACGCGCCCTGAGCGGATGCTAAGGCCGTTGACAGGGCATCAATTTCTAAACTGGTCTTCATAGTTTTTCCTTTCAATTTGCTTTTTTACGATTTTCATTATGTGTATGCACGGGCCAAAGGACGCCATACGCAGTACCATCTTCCATCTTAACTTGGTTCACGGAGTCAGGGTCTTTAAGTTGTTTCGCAAAGACTGGTAGTAATTCTATCAATCTGTCCTTAACAAACTCACCATCATTCGTGGTTACCAAAGGATGGACTTCAATGGAAAATCCATCCTCAAACATATAAACCGTCAATATCTCTACTCTTCTCTCCATTTCAATCCCCCTTCAATCTAAGTGCGCCGCGTTTATCGCGTTTGATGCTGACGCCATACCCATATGCTTCCGCCATATCCTCATCCATGAGTCCCTTTAGACCAGAGGCGGCTTCGTCATATAGTTTTTTACCAACTGAGTTTAGTTGCAACTGATTCGCAAAATTTGCCCACGCATTGTTACCCGTCATATCAACGCGGCGCACCGCATCCACCGGAGGCCGCACCGTTATCGTAACTGGCGGTGTGCCACTTTTGACACATTCCCAGAAACGTTGTTCCGCCCCTATGAGGATGTCCGCATAAATCGCATCCAAATTTATGTCGTACTTGTCCCATTTATGGTTGCCGTAAAACACAGAAAGGACAGCCTTCTCTACCCCGCACACAAGCATATTGTGTGTTAATTGGGGATAGTAGCGGTCCATAATCTCATCGTCCTTAGCGAACGCAGAGACGTGTTTAGCTTCGAAAACAGTGAGGCCGTCATCTGTGAGTCCATCAAGGGTGCATCCCATGAAAGAGTGAGATACACTAACTTTTTGAACGCCGTTATCCGTAACATGACGACCCGTCTGTTTTGTAAACCACTGTATGTTAAAAGGTTCTGTAAAAACCCCCATTTGTACTGGAAGTGAGTCGGACAGATCATCATCTTCCTCTTGCCCCGTTTTAATTTTCCAAAGTTTCAGGAGACGCTCTTCGTCGCCGCCCATGATTGTATTAGCATCAGAGCCGCCCAATAGTTTGGAGCGGAACTCTTTCTGTTCCTTCGTAAGTGCCATGTTTTTGATTCCCGTTGTTAGTAAATGATAGATGTCACTGATTCGATAAATTGTCAACTACTGAATTATAATTCTATAAACTCTCCCCATCCCATGTCGCAAAAATATACATCTTCGCTATCGCCGCGTTCAGAGTCTTTAATGTGCCGGATAGTCCAATGCTCCATCGTGTCAGTCTTTACGACGAAAGCATGAGTTCTATTCCTGTTAACAATAAAATACGCAAAGGCGGGGATACGATGTGCTTTTACGACTTCATTGATAATCACCGTTCTGTAAGGGTAATCCTTTGCGGATGTAAATTTCGTTTTGGTTCCCTTAACTTCTATGATGTATTCTTTACCATTAGCGGTATGACAAATAATGTCACCCTTATCGATGTAATCCGTTGACTTAGATATATTCGGAGCCAATTCCATCGAAGGAATGGTTACACGTAACTTTCTTTCCCGCCCAAGGAACTTCGCTACTTTCTCCACCGCCTTATGTGACTCAGCGAATCGGCGCGTAAAGACGGACCATTCCTTCTCACTCTGTCTCATGCGGCGCGGCTTTTGGATGGAACTGTATAAATCTTAAAATGATACGGACACCATGATTTACCCGTAACAACTGGATGGCCGCAGTATGGTGTTTCCATATTTTTAATCGGCCCAACAATCGCCTTGCATTCAAAGTATCGCAAATCTTCCAATGTTTTATACAGTGGGGTAAAATTCTCATCCTTATGTGTCTCAAGAACTTTTATGGGCGGTAAGCGAACTCTCTTTGGTTTGTTAATATTGTAATTAATTTGTTTTTTCTTTTCCCGCTCCTTGTTAGAAAGAGGGAGATATGGCTTTTCTTTTTGAATGGTTCTTTGCAGTAATTTGATCCCCCGCCTGTGGCATATACCAATGACGGAGTTTTTGTTACGGCCAATTAACTCAAGCGCAATATTCTTTGCGGTAAAACCTTTGGATGCTAAATCCGAAACAAGTTTAAGTTCTTCCCAAGTCCAAGGTTTTGAAGTTTCAACCATTTTAAATTTCCCCGTTGTTGATGCTTGACAGTTAAACATCTGGTTGATAAGTTGTCAACATAGATTGGAGAAAAATAATGGTTCATATGGTTGCACAACGGGTAATCAAGAAACTTGGCGGACCCCGCCGTGTTGCTGATATGCTGGCGATGTCTACACAAGCTATTTACAAATGGACGTGGCCCACTGAGAAAGGCGGGACAGGTGGATTTATTCCTACCCGCCGCCAGATTGAGTTGATGGTTGCTGCAAAGCAACGTGGGATTATATTGACGAAGGATGACTTCTTCCCAAAGGACGCTGATGATGCCCCCGAAGTTTAAAGTATCGCCGAAAGCCGACCGGACATTTGATGGGATCACTTTTGATAGCAAGGGTGAGGCGAAGCGATATTTGGAATTAAAGTTGGCGGAAAAGGCTGGCGCGATTAAAGATTTGCAGTTGCAGTACGGTTTTGACGTTTACATTGAGGATAAGAAATATTGTACATACACTTGCGATTTTTCGTACATAGATACGAAAACTGGTGATTGTATCTACGAAGACGTGAAATCCACTGGGACCGCCAAGGATGCGGCATATCGTCTCAGAAAGAAGGCCGCTGAACTTTATCATGGGGTCAAAATCACGGAACACCTTATTGGGTGGAATCCGAAGTTGACCAAAAAGAAGAAGCGGGTTAAAAGAATAAGCAGCCCCGACGACTAATCGGGACTGCTTGAATGGGTGACGGGACGGCAATCCCTAATCCTTAAACTTGGTAGCTGCGGAAGTTCAGGACTAATCTCCATATAGTCCAAAGACGACCGCCTTACAATAGGTAGTATGTCGTCATGTCTCACATCGCATCATATTGGGCCATCAACCAAACGGGCATTTCGTCTATGGCGAAACTTGTCCTTATGGTGCTTGCGGATTATCACAACTCCGAATCGGGCGGGTGTTTCCCGTCTAAGGCCGCCTTGGCTGAAAGATGCTGCTGCACTGAGCGAACGATAGTCAACGCGACTAATGAATTGGAAGAGGCTGGTTTAATTACATGTGTTAGCCGTCAAGATGTAAAGGGCCGCCAGAGAAGTAATCAGTACATCTTAAATGTGCAAATCAGTGAAGGTAGGGGTGAATATAATTCACGGGGGAGGGTGAACGAAACGACCCCCCTTGAACAAGTAATATATAACCAAGATACATCTCCTTCGGAGATGGAAGACCCACTGATTAGCATTTTTGATGTCCCTGAAGAGCCGCCAGTAGAAAATTCCAAGGCGTTCTGGGATCAGGCGGTGGGAATGCTTACATCGTTGGGCGTTGCGAAAGCCACCGTAAACTCATTTATTGGTCGATGCCTCAAGATGGCGGGGCAAGATCAAGAGAAGGTAATGGACGCAATACAGGCGGCTGTAGATCAAAGGCCGACTGATGCGATCCCGTACATTGTCGCTATTTTGGGCGGCAAAAAAGATAGGAAAACTAAAAAACAGAAGGAGATAGCTGATGCATTCGCAGAACTTGAAGCGGCAAGCGAAAGAAGAAAGGCGCAATGGGCCGCTGAGTTTGGAGAGAACTACACCGGAGAGGGCGGTAGCGAAGATATACAACTGTTACAACCTGAACCACATCCCAAACCCATCGTTGTTGTTGGAAAACGCAGCAAAGGCGTTGGAGCGATACCCCGCAGAGGTGCTGCACCGATTAGCAGACCCCGCAGAGGGCATCTTAACGAAAGCCAAGTTTCCGCCGACCATTTCTGAACTGGTGGCGGAAGCTGAGAGTTACATTAAACAAACAAGCAGAAATTTTGTGTGAAAGGAAAAGAAAATGGATACGACGAAGCAGAAGACCCACGGCAACTATCGCGACACCGCCAACATTAGCCAAACATTAAAGGGCGTCATGGCGACGGGTAAAAATTGGGATGTGCTAAATAACATGCAACGGGAATCGTTAGAAATGATTGCGGTAAAAATAGCACGTATTTTATCGGGTGATCAAAACTTCCGTGATACGTGGGACGATATCGAAGGCTATGCTGAATTGGGCGGTGATAATAGTGGCATGAGTATGCCGCAGGTTAACCTTGATATTACAAAAGCGTTAGGGGGCGGCAATGATTGATTTTTTAAAAGTTAGCGATGAAGATTTAATTAAAGACACTTTGGTTAAACTTTCAGCAGAAGAACGTCAGGCTGCAATTGATGCAGGAATGACAATTGAGGAGTATGCGAAGGCGAAAGCCCTTCATATAATTCGTTTGCGGCAAGTTAAATTTGGATGGCAAACTATGGATACTGCCCCAAAGGATCGTATGATTTTACTTGGCGGCAGGGATGAGGAGGGAAATGAATGGGTAGACTCAGGATATTGGGAGACCCACGAAATATGGCCGGAAGAGTCGCGCCCATCGCCGGAGTGGGCGTGGGATGTATGGTTTGAACCTAAATGGTGGATGGAATTACCGGAGTTACCGAAATGATGGGAGAAACATGGACCAACAATGAAATCAGGGGGCTTTTGGAGCAATTACAAGCAGCAACAAAGGATATGGTTCCCCGCCGTCATTACATAAACGTTTTAAAGTCTTTGGCCGCCATTCAAATGACTGTAGAAAGGCTTAGGAGCGGGGTTCGTAACAAAGCTTTGTATGAAGAAGCATCATTGGTTTTGGATGTCCTTGAAGGCATTTTAAGCGAATCTGGGGCGGGTATAATTGGCGAAATGATGACAATTGAGGAGCGGACCAAATTAAATGCTGAGATGATGATGAGGAATTATAAATGGAGGAAAAAATGACTGACAACCCACACTATGTGACGCCTAAAGAAGCTGACATGAAAAGATGTGCCGTGAGGCCCAATCAATTTTATTGTGCTGGCCCCAATTGCATGGCTTGGCGGTGGGCACAAATGCTTGGTTGGCAAGAGGGCCGTGACGAACTTGTCACTTACAGCACAACCCATGGCTATTGCGGTATGGTGCGGTCATGAAATCTGTTTATCAATATTTCATGAAAGAGTTTTATGAGGACAAACCACAAGCAATTTTTGTCACTATAATTTTTATTGGAATTGTGGTTCCCGCAGCCGCTCTTGGAATTTTTATCTTATGGACAATGTTACTGGAACTTATTTCCGTAATTTTGTTTGGGTCAACTTTTTGATGGGAGGCGTGTTATGACTGAATGGCAACCAATAGAAACCTGCCCAAAAGATGAATGGGTATTAGTTTGTGAACCCGGATGTCATCTTATGGTTGCCAAATGGATTTATGCAGACCAATGGCAATATGCTCAAATTGATGCTCCTAAATTTTATTTAAGTTGCCGTCCTACCCATTGGATGCATCTGCCAGAATTACCGGAGCCACCGAAATGACTGATCTGAACCGTTTGGCTGATTTAATTTTGCCCGGCATTAGAAACGCACAACTTAAACTTGAAGAAGTGTCTAACTACTTGGGTGTAATGCCCTACAGTCTGCGTCATTATGATGGATGGCAACCGATAGAAACAGCGCCAAAAATTGATGAAAAAAGAATACTGGTTGTTTGGTTGGGTCATGTCCAAATCGCCAGTTGGAACGATGAAGTCAGTAAGTGGCAAGAGGATTGTTATGGCGACTTTACTGTTCACGATGACGAAGTAACCCATTGGATGCCATTACCTGAGGGGCCAAAATGATCCACTTTCTTGGCGGTATGCAGTCTGTCACAACGATTTATTTGGTGTGGTCACGTTACAAGACCGCCAGTATGCCTGATTGGGAATGGGTTAATGATTTGCCTGATGGCGTATCACAAGTGGCGCATTGGGTTATTAAAAGGATACCAAAATGAGACAGTGGATAGTCCGCCATGAGCGGGACGGCGACAACATTTGTGCGCTGTGGGAGAGCGACAACGGCGACAGGTGGTATGTGCAGGTTGTTATTAACGGGGAGGTGCAGTGGTGATCCATTATCATGGAGCCGACATCAATCCTATTCCAGCGTTGTATGAAATGGCAGGGCGACATTTTTGTGTGTCATTTTTATACCCTTCTCATGTAGCAAGGGTGCATTCTATTGGACAAAGCGTAATGTTGGACAATGGCGCGTTTACAGCATGGCGAAAGGGAACAAAAATAGATTGGAATAAATATTACGTTTGGGCTGACAAGTGGTTAGACTGTCCTACAACATGGGCAGTTATACCAGATGTTGTTGAAGGCGGGGCAAATGAGCAAGATGAATTGATAAAACAATGGCCTCATAGTCACAAAGGCGCACCAGTTTGGCATATGCATGAACCCATTGATAGATTGGTTAAGTTAACTGAATATTGGCCTAAAGTATGCGTTGGCTCATCAGCCGAATATAGCACCGTTCTCTCTGATTCTTGGTGTCATCGTATGGATGTGGCGTGGAATGCTATTTCACAAAAACATAAAAGATTGCCGTGGGTTCATATGTTGCGGGGAATGGCTTGTTCTGGCAAGCGTTGGCCTTTTGCAAGTGTTGATAGCACCGATATTGCACGGAACCATCACCTTCCCCATAAAAATCCAAAGGGTATGGCAGATAAATGGGACGGGCAACAATGCCCTTTTAATTGGACAATTCAACCCGAACAAATGGAGTTAATAGCATGAAATGGATTTTATTGGCGGCATATGCTGCGTGTGTGCCGCTTGCCAATTGGATGATTGGTAATGTTGGCGAATGTATTCCAAATGGCCCTTGTCTATTATCAATGGGGTTTGGTTTATCGGCTCCGTCAGGCGTTCTTGTTATTGGAGCGGTTTTAATGTTGCGTGATGCAATTCAAATGATTGCTGGATGGCGTTGGGGGCTAATTGCAATTGGTGTTGGTGCAGTTGTTTCATATTTGCTTGCTTCTCCATTTATTGTCTTGGCAAGCGTAACATCATTTTTTTTGTCGGAACTGGCAGACTTTGCCGTTTATACGCCATTGGCGCAGAAACGACTTACTATTGCATTGTTGGCATCTGGGGCAGTTGGAGCCGTAATTGACAGCGCAGCATTCCTTTTGATTGCTTTTGGTTCAATGGATTTTATTGGCGGTCAAATATTGGGTAAATTATATGCAGTTGTATTTGCTTCAATTGTTATACCTTTTATCCGTGCCGCACT